TGATCCCGTCCTTGTTGCGCCAGCGACAGATTCGTTTGATGATGCAACCCTCAAGGAATCCAATGTTGTTGGCGTGAATAAATTCAACAGGCTGAATTACCAAGTCTTTGTAGTGATTACCTCCCACCTGAACATCTAATGCATTACTCATTACATCTCCTTTACTCATACACAATCCCTTCAAGCGCAACATCACGCACAGTCTCTAGCTTCTCTTGTTGTCGCAAGCATTCATTCACAAGGTGTGGAATTCGTTCGCGCAACTCAGGCGACATTGCTTCGTAGTCAACACAGTGAAGCGCATGCAACATGTCGTATGCCTTTCCAGCACTGCGTGACCCGATGATTTTGCAAACCTTGTCGATGATGCAAATGTCGAAGTACCTTTTCTCAAACAGATTTCCCATCACTGTCTGCACTACCAGTCGTTTTGTTTCCGGTAGCTGCGAGACTTCGAGTGAGGTGTTCGACCATTGCGAGACGCTGGACTTCCCAGAGTGCATCGAGGATTCCTCGTTCGTATGATTGTTTGACTTCGTGTCTGTTGAGGTGGTGCGCTCCGATAAGTCCGAGCGCCAGCCCCGCCATAAAGATAGAGATCCCATCGCTAAGCTCCATTTCTTATGCACCATACGCACGTCGCTCTGCGCGTTCGTTTGCGTTCTGTGTTTGCCACACCGCAACTCCCAGCTTGGCAATCTCCAACTCCCAGCGAAGTCTTTCGCTAAGCTCTGTTGCTTTCTTTAAGTCGAGCAACAGATCGAGGTAGTCTTCGTGCGCTCTGGCTTCACGATCTTGCGCTGCTGCCGATGTGAACCCGCGACTCTCGGCTTCTTTCATAAGCATGGCGAGTTTGGATTTCTTTAGCTCCTCAAGCCAGTTGCGTTCCGAGTACGCTTGCGCGTAGTCAACGCTCTTTTGGCGTAGCTCCATAAGCCTTGCCTCAGCCTTCTCAATACTCATCTCTTCCGTCCTTTCTTTGGTGTCTCCCTGCTAGATGTTGGAAAGTAATTCGGCGGGATCACGAATACTTTGCTGGGGTCAGGCTCTTCCTTCTTACCAACCTCATGGCCTGTTACTAAATCCTTTGCCCAGATAACCTTGAGATCTGGGAACTGTTCCTTCCATTCATCAACAAGGGCTGCGACATTTGGCATCAGCTCTCTGTTGCGTTGGCGTTTTGCTTCGGCATCAGACATAGTTCCTCCGATGCTCGCTGTAACTTTCTTTGAACTGGAGTGACGCATCGTCAAACCACAGAGCAATCAATCCCTCCCACTCACCGTGGCGTTGCTTGTCCACATACAAGCCATGCGTTGGCTTGTCATCCTCGTCTGTGTCCTTGCGTGGAAACTTGTAGACCGTGACGAAGTTGTCGCACTGGTCAACGATTGCGCCTGTACCCTTGGCATCCTGTTTGCCGGGTCGCTTGCTCTCGTCATCACGCTTGCGCGAGTGATGCACAAGGTGGATGTGAATGTTCAAGTCTTTTGCGGCGGCGCATAACTGACCGATGAAACGCTTCTGTGCGTTGTAGTCATCCTCGTTGGCGACAACCTTCATCAAGCTGTCAACCACAAACTGTGTGACACCAAGCTGTTCAGCGCAGTAGTAAATGACACCAAGGATTCGATCAGGTGTCGTCTCGCCCTGTTGGTCGTACATCCAAATCTTGCCCTCGCAGAAGTCGAGGAACTTGTTGATGTACAACTCAGTCGGGTTGCGTGTTCCGATTGCTTGCGATGCCATGCGACGCAATGTCTTGCGTGGCTTCATTTCAAACGACGCAACGCACGCCTTCTCACCTTGGCTCAACAGATGCAACAGAACAAAGCCGGTACACATCGACTTCATGTGACCGTTGAAACCTGTCCAGATGGTTACCTCTCCGGGGCGAATAAGGAACTTGTCTCGCGTCTTAATCCACGGCAAGTCGAGTCCATGCTGGCGCGGGTCACCGAAGAACTCGTCGATCAAGTCTTCACGAAAATCTGCTGGTGCTTTGATGTTGCCAATGTCTTCTTCGCGAGCGCGAAGGTAGTTGTCGAAGTCAACAGTCTCTGTCTTGAGTCTGGTTGCGCGTGCATCATCGAGCTTGCGTGCGACTGATTCGATTGATGTAAGTGAACTCATACTGCACCGCTCATTTCTAATGCTTCGTTGATGCGCTGGCATGCAGTCATCAAACGATCTTTGTCTGTCTCACGCAGTGTGCGACCCTTGGCTAAATCGTTGGCGGCAATCGCAACGACAGTTGCTTCAAAGCTGATGACCTTGAGCAAGTCAGACGCGAGGAAGCGAGGCTTGTCTCTGCGCTGTGGTTTGTTGTAGTCGTACTCGTTTGTTGGTGGGAACAAGTCGGACAGATCGATGCCGATAGCGCCAGCAATCTCACCGATGGAGCAACCCGAAAAACAATGCATCAGGATTTTTCCATCCGGTGTTTCGCGAATGGTCATGCTTGGGCTACGGTCTTCGTGAGCAGGGCAGCATGCAACCCAGTTGCCGCTACGACCTTTGACTTTGTTCAGGCGCGAAAGGATGTTGTCGAGATTCGGGTTCATACCGCCTCCTTCAACACTTCGTCCCAGTTGACACCGCCTTCGGATGTGCCATGCTCATCCTCCCAACGGTTCTGGTTGAGCCATGTCGCGGGATAGGGGATGTACTGACCACCGTCCTTCGTCCAGTCTTTGGATTGCTTGGCAACAGACAGGGCTTTGTGAATGCGCTTGTTCAGCTCTTCGTCAGGGCAGATCTTTGCCCATGCCTTCTCGGCTTGTGGCTTGGCGATCTTGCGAGGATAGGCTTTCCAAAATTCCTCGAAACCCACAGGTATAGGTTTATTGGTTTTTGGTTTATGGTTATTGGTTGCTATTGGGGTGGGATTAGGGGGGCTAGTAGCCTCCCCATTGGCCTCCCTATTACCCCAACGCTTGGCAGCACCACGCTTGCCAGCTTCACCGAAGCTCTTGTACTTGGCGATCTCAGCGTCTGCGCGTTCGTTGTGCCACCCATCGTCTTGCAGTTGGAAGAACTCTTTGAGAACAGCTTCGACCTCGGTCGTGTTCTCACGCATCGCAATCAAGCGAGCGCATTGTTCGGGTGATGGGGGGAGTGGTTGCTCTTCGGTGTAGTAGCAGTCGAGCAATCTGCGGTAGGCCAAGTCCTCAGATTGTGTGAGGTGTCTCGTCTTTGTCAGGTAGTCCCTGATGTGAAATTGGTATGAAAACATGTACGTCCTTTGCGCCCTTTCCAACAAGACCCCGAAGGGGCAGGAAGGGGAATACGAAAGGAACTAAAGCTCATCCCCGTTCAGTTAAGGGAGCTACCCAAAACCTATCCTGCGAAGACAAGTGTACTTGTACAAACACCACAAAACAACAAGTTCCGTTGTTCTCCAACAAATATTTTTTGCCTTTTCTTGTTTTGTAGGTATAAACTGTGATTGTGTAGGAAAAAGTAGGAACTTGTTATTTACCTACCAATTGAGACTAGAAGACATGGAGGCTTGTGAATATGGGTAATTTTGCTGAAAGAACTCGTCAGTTGATGGACGAGAGGGGGATGACACAAGCTGAGCTTGCACGCCAAGTGGGAACAAAACAACAGACGATTTCGTACCTGTTGAGGGGTGATGGCAACACCCAGTCATCCCGCTACACCACAAAGATTGCCAGTGTTTTAGGGGTCAATCCACTGTGGTTGCAGACGGGTGAGGGCGAGCCGCATGCACCCCTACTCTCTATGACGCAAGTGAACTTGTACAAAGATACTCGTCAAATCCCTATCATTTCCTACAAAGACATACTAAAATTCTTGTCCGATGAACCATTTGGTACTAAAGGATACTTGATGAGCGGCACGAATACACCAGCGAAACGCTTCGCTTTTGAGATAGAAGACAACAGCATGTCGCCAGCCTTTGCGCCCGGTGATGTGGTCGTCATCGAAACAGATTTAGAGCCAAGACCCGGCGACTATGTCGTGGCTAAAACCCCGAAGAACCTTGTGCTACTGCGGAAGTACAGGAGTCGAGGCGACGGCTTCGAGCTTGTGCCAGAGAACCCAGACTGGGGTGTTACATCGGATTCCGATGGCACAGACATCGTCGGGGTGATGGTCGAGCATCGACGATATTGGAAACGCTAAATACAACTTTCTTTGTTTTTTTCCTAAAGGGTACTTGTTTTTCCTACAAGGATCTGTGATAATCGTATCTCGGAGCGACTGGATTGGCTGGTCGCAGGAGATACCTCATGGAACAGGAACAAGGCGTACCCGCCGACAGCTTCGCGACTCTGCGAAAAGTTGATGTCAACAGCTACATCGAAAAGAAAAATGGCCTGAGCTACCTAAGCTGGGCTTTTGCAGTGGATCAGCTCTTGCAGCGCGATCCATCTGCCACATGGGAATACCGCTTTGGCG